TCTGCGGTGGCGGGAAGTCCGAACGATTCACTCGTATCCTCAAGACCCGGATCACTGGAAGTAAATCCTGAGCGGGTAGTTTGTGTAGCAGATACAATAGGAACATTATACTCAACAGCAAGGCCACGTAATTCTTCTGCAATTGCTTTAACGTAGGTGTAGGAATTAATATTCGCACCAGCCTTAATGCGAGCAGAACAACAAATATTGAGATAGTCAACGAATATAATGTCAGGTACAAAAGACCTCTTGAGATTGAGTTCATTTAATAGTGTCCTAAAATGAATAGTTGATGCCGAAGCAGTTGGATATTCTTTGATAATTAATTTGCCTGTGGTCTTTTCACGGACACGATTAACTTTTTTATCATACATATCTTTTGGTAACTCAATCAAATCATCAATGGTAACATTCAATAGATTGGCATCAATTCGTTCTGCAATCTTTTCTTCACTCATTTCCAAAGTGATGTAAAGAACATTTTTACCCTGAACCATGCACGAAGCAGCCACATGACACATAAAAAGAGATTTACCAACACCAGTCCCCGCCAAAGCAATGTTAAGCGTCTTAGCTGGTAAACCACCTTTTGTGATTCGTGATTTTTATCTTTGCCATCGAGAATTGAAATAGACCCCAATACTGCGTTGTATATGGCCTTCTCTTGGCAGAACTTTTCGGTCTTGTCAACAAGCCATTGAACTTCGGTTTCTGCCGATTTATTCTTTTCAATTTCTGATAGATACTCCTCACATCTCTGAACTTCATCAGATGAAAGATTCCTCTTTTCTTTGATGGCAATACTAAGTGCTTCAATCGTTGCCGTGTTATTGTAAGTTTCCGTGAATGATGTAATTTCATTAAATAATGTTCTTTCTACACTATCACTAAAATATTCTAGCTTTAAAAATGGTAAAACTTTTCGTAAATACTCCTCATTATAAACGAGGTTCTTCAGTATCGCTTGTTCCAGCTTCATCAATTATTTCCTGTTCAATATTACTGCCCATAATTTCCACAAGTAAGTCGCCAATATAATTTTTAAACTTCTCGTCTTTTTCCAATTTTCGTGGTTTATCTACTGTAGATTCTAACACATCATAAGCAAAAAGTAAATACACTTGATCATTTTCTTCTTTAAACTTTACCTTACCATATTTAAATACGGTGTCTTTATAGAATCCTTCCAAAAATTTAATGTGTACCGCAGTGCCATCATTTTTTGGATAAATGAAACAATAATCAATACCCTCAGTCATCTTTCACCTCAAATCTCTTTTCTTGTATGGTTTTTTCTTTCCATATTTTTCTAGGATTACCACACATTGTACATTCAGGATTGCCACAGTCCATTGCATGGTGTTTGGCAAATTTGTGTGGTTCATCTACCGGCACGCCATGCGATTTAGCAATCTTAGTTTGTTTTTTAATTTGATTTTGAGTTTTTTGAATACGCTTAGAATGTTTTAATTTAGCATCTTCATTACTCATTTTCGGTTCCATTCATGGTAACAACTTCATCAAATAAATTATCAATACCGCCTTGCATAATTTCACCAGCTGCAATTTGATATTTTTCTTTTACATAAGTTTGAAACTTTTTACTTTTTAAAACTGGCATCCAAAAATCGGATGTGTCGGTTTCTTTGATACGGTATTTTTTATCCTGAATAACACCATCATCATCTACTTTCGAGTACCATCCATTAGAAGGCTTAATAACAAATCCACCATCGAGTGCAATATCAAGTAGCCCACTCCAACGGCTAACGCCACCGTCAAAAGATACAGAAACGGGAATTTTTGATTTTTCTTTGACATATCGTGACTTCTCTACATTGATAATGAAATTATAACCAACAACTTCTGTGCCTTCTTTTTCTTGTTGACGACCAATAATAAAAATGTTATCAGCTGAATAATATGAACCTGTTCCACCACCAACAATATCTTTAGGAAACATACCAATTTCTTTATATGTGTGATTCACCACAATCATTGGGACATCTTTCATTGTGAGATGTGGTGTTACCATGCGAAATAAACTTTTAACTTGTTTGGCACGGGACATATCAGCAACCGATTTGCCTTCTAGAGCATCTTCAACTTCTTTCTTTGAAGCTAAATTACCAATCGAATCAATAACAATAATTAACCTATCACTCCTTTCGAGATTGGTTAACTGTTGCATGATATCAAACTTTAATTGTTCAATATCAGTAAGAGGTGTATGTAAAACTCTGTTGGTATCAATACCAAAGCTGTCAAAATAAGACTGAGGAGTACCAAACTCAGAATCGTAAAATAATAACGCTGCATCTTCATATTTGTCCAAATAACTTTTTGCCATTAATAAACTAAAGGCAGTTTTAAAATGTTTAGATGGGCCAGCCCACATTGTAAGACCTGGTGTTAGGCCTCCATCTAAACGACCAGAAAGTGCCACATTAATAATTGGCACCGATGTGGGTATCATATCTTTCTGTGTAAAGAATTTTGATTTAGAAAGAATTGCTGATTCTTTAATACTACTGTTTTTTTTAATCTTGTCAAGTATGCTCATAATTTTCCTTTTTAAAAATCACCACCATCTAATTTTGTTGTCGTGTTCGCTTTTTCTCTGAAAGCAAATTCATCTTCATAATCATACTTAGGTTCTAATTTCTTTGGTTGTTCTGCTGTCGGTGTAACATTGTGGTGTTCTTCATAAACTCCGGGTACAACATGAACTGTTAACGGAGGAATTGTTTCACCGGTCACTTCATCTATTATAATTGGTTGTTCTTCTATTTTAGTGATGTTTTCTTTTGGTATTTCAATTTTATCATTTGCAACTTCTACATTTTGTGTTGGTATATCCGGTACTATTTTAATAATTTCATTTTCTTTATTGACAACCACTTTATTTCTTTGTTGTAATGACATATTTGCTGCTATCAATAATAACACAGCTAAAGGGTCAAATACAACCATTATCAGCAATATTACCAAACGAACTGCTTTATCAATACCATTGGCATCTTCGGTGCCATATACCATGTCACCAATATACTTAATGGGACCAACTTCGGCAATTAATTTATTTTCTTCTTTAAGAAGTGGTAATTTTCTTTTGTTGATATCTGCCAGTTCTTTTTGTGTTTGTTGAATTTGCCTATCAACATTGGCTGAAGCTGTTTCTGGATTACCAGCACGCTTCAGTAAATAATCTAAACGCTCTTTAGCAATTTTCTCTTGTTGATTGAGTGTCCGAATTTCAACAGAATTCACACCGGCTTCCATTGTGGAATCTATGTGAGCTTTAGACAAAAATCCAAAAATACCCATGCTTGTGATTATCATTAATATGACAACAGAGGATGTCAAATAAGATTTTAATAAAAGTGGGCAGGTTTTCCAATTACGATATAACCATGATGCAGTAACTAATTTACTCATTTCAAGAACCGAGCCCATGAAAACGATTGGCCAAAATGCGCCTGTGAAGATTGCAGCTAAACCAATAATAGAATAGTAAGCTGCAATACCTGATAGTAGTAGTGCCGATAATAATGTCAGTATGATTAGTATCATGAGAAGAAATCCTCTATCGAACTTGTTTTTTCTGTTTTCCAACCCATACAATCCAAAATTACTCTGATCGGATCTAAAAATGCTTTGTCGTATTGCATATCATAATCAATATACTCTTGTAATTCAAACTCTTTTGGTAGGCGAGATGGATATGAAATGACAGTATCTTTAAATGGGTTTGGCATTTTTAGGTAAGTAAACTTAACCTTTTCGCCTTCTTGTATGAGTGGATATTTTTTGGTTAGATTCTTTTGTTTTAGATTATGATTATAAAGAATAGCACCTTTAACATGAATTGGTGTTCCTTTTTTATATAAAGTTAAATCATCAGAATAAGTATTTAGACCATTAAGTCCACGAGGAAAAGATATTTCTTCTACGGGTAAAGTTTTAAATTCTTTTCTAAAATCCTCAATGAATTTGTGGATGTCATTCTCTGTGCCACTCACCATTAGTTGAATTGCTTGTTTCATTTTCTCACGAATGGCAGATGGCGTAGATGACTTAATCATTTCAAGACCCATAACTTTCATCTGTGGTTCTTTATATTGAACACCTTCATTATTGTATATGTTAAGGATGTATCGTTTTTTGGCTGTCCAGATACCTTTGTTGGATAGGCCTTCTCGTTTCATTTCCATTTTTTGCTGATACGCATGAACATATTCAGCCAGTTCTTGATATGACTTATCAATATATGGTTGAATCTTTTCCTCACAGATTTTATCCATGAGTGTTATAACTTTTTGTTTATCCGTGGTATCTTTAACAAATTTATTAACGAGTTCACCCATGCGGAGGTAAATCGAATCGGTATCAGAAGCAATAACATAATCGACATCTTTTGTGTCAAGTATCTTATTCATCCACTCATTAATTTTATTTTCAATCCAACGAATACTCAACTGACCAGCAGTAGTAACACCAAGGGCCATACGTAAATCATAAAAACGGAAATACTGAGAACCCAAAGCACCGTAAGCGGAGTTTAGAGAGACCTTTTTGGCCAACTGAATGTTATTGTATTTGGCAATTCGTTTTTCAATTTCATAGAGTTTGCTTGGGTCTTTTTCATTTTCATATTCCTGTTTTGCAGCCAACATCATCTTTTTAAATTTACTCCTATCTGTATACATTTCTTCCATCATCTTAGGTAAGAACCCCTGAATATCAGTACGGAAGAATTGGCCATTAGGTGTTAATGTTGCATTTTCTAATTTTGTTGTATCGATTCGTTTTTTCAAAAGCCTATCAACAGAAACGCCTTGTTCTAATACACCACGCATTTCATTTGTATAGTTTTCTGGTTCAATCAATGTTTCTGGTGAAATATTATATTGCATCATCAAATGTGGATACAAAGAGTTCAAATCAAACGAAGCAACCCAATCATGTAGACCAACTTGTGGCACTTTAACATAGGCGCCTTCAAACGCTGCATCTTTATCTTTAATCACTCGTGGTGGAACAATGATATCTTTATCACGCAGATAAGAGTATGTCAGAGCGTCCCACATACGAGTTTGTGCAAACACATCTTCAAAGTTTGATTTGGTGTCGTATGCAAGAGTTACTGCCAACTCAAGCAGTTTTAATTTATCTTCAAGTTTGATAATGAGTTCAACGTCTTTAATGTTATACTCAATAAATTTTTGATAGTTCAATCGATACAGAGTGTGAAGATTATCATATTCCTCATAGGCAATCTTACCTTCACCAAGTTCTACTTGTGCAATATTATCCAAACGATAAGACTCTTGTGACTTGCCGCCAGGTGCGTACCATTTGTATAGTTCGATATAATCAAGTGAAGAAACACCAACAAGAGTATAATCAATCAATTGCCGATTGTTTACATATGCTTTGCGTTCTGTGATGTAATTCCATGGTGATAGTTTCTTGGCTTCATCATCACCTAGAATTTTACGAAAACGATTAATGAGATATGGTATATCAAAGAATTTTGTATTCCAGCCAGTAATGATGTCTGGATATTTGTCTTTCCAAAACTCAAGAAATTTCTTACAAAGATTGTATTCATCTTTACAACGAATATAGATTTCACCTTCTTCAACTTGATATTCACCACAACCAAATACATAAATTTTTGGTGCACCAGAAACACCTTCAAATTGTTTGATGTATTCTCTGGCGGCTTTGATTGATACTAGTTTTTTTTCTTCAAGATAATCACCTTCCAAATTTGTGAAGTTGGTGATTTGTTTAGATGGGAAAAACAAAGACGGAGCATATTCAACTCTTGTCTTTATTTTTTTACCGTTTTGAATGCCACGATAGAGTATAGTACCACCGATACTCTGAACATTAGTATAGAATGAACTCATTAACCTGTAATTAGTGTTTTGGTTGAAGGTACCACAAGGCCAGAACCAAAAATTGAATTATAATTATTGATAAAGTCTTGTGCCGGAACATAGGAGTATACTATATTCTTCTTGTTCAAGGCAACCGTGGCACCAGTCTTTTGTTCGGCATGAATGGGAAATGGTGCAAATCCAACATTAGGTTGGCCATCTTTACCACGAACAATGGCGATACCAACTGGATTTTCAATAACAAATTCTGTTTCTGATTCTGATTCAATTTCACCAAGAATTTCTTCTCCGGTAACAAGTTTTAGTGCTAATATTTTCATTTAGTATCTCCGAAGCATAAATAAGTATGTAGTTGAATTGAAATTATATCTGATTTATCACTCCATGTCAACCTGACATTCGGTATTCTTTATTATCTCCACCAATACAACCAAAAGAAATCAAATGTCTGACCCTATTGTTGCCGGCGCTCAGAGTGCCGTTAATACACTCAAAGCTGCTCAAGGAGCTAGTAAACAATTAAGCTCTGTAATTATCGATCAACAAGCGGATATGGAAAAAGCTGTTCAACAACAGCATGTTCAAAGATTGAAGGCCAAAGCTGAACAAGAATATTTGGCCACATTGGCTGAGTTTAGAGCCTACGAAAAATATCAAAAAGAAAAAGCTCACCAATTAAAAATTGATCAGTTGAAACTGGAAGCCATTAAAAAATATGGTAAAAATGCTTGGGCTGAAATTGAAGCAACCAAAGCAAAAATGGAAAAAGATAGAGCTGATGAATTAAAATACATGGACAAAGACAGACAAAAACAAGCTCAAGTTTTTTGGTGGTGCCTAACAGCGGCTGCTTTAGTAACATATTTTTTTAAACTATATAAGTTATAAATGAATATGCAACCAATAGTTTTTGTACTTGTTCTCATATTCTGTTTATGTTTAATGGTAATTGAATCGGGAGTGGTTAAATAGTTAAATAACAAATTGAGATGGAGGTATTATGAATAAATTACCGCAACTAATATTTGCGATTGTATTGATTGGTAGTTTGACTCTTATGGCACTAGAAGCTATATCTAAAATGTCCTAAATAAGTAATGTCAATAATAATTCATCCAATAGATTTTTGGGTATATCTTATTCAAACTCATCTATCTGTCACATTTAATCCAGTAGTAAATCATTTCTTTCGTTTTTGGTTATGGTTAACCACAGGCATGGTCACAAAACAATGGGTGGCTATTCACCGTAAACACCATGGTATGACTGACCAAAAAGGTGATCCACACTCACCTCAATTATTTGGTATATGGAAAGTTTTATTTGGTGGAGCTCTGTTATATAATACATCATCCAAAGATACTCTGATGGTCAATGCGTTTGGTAGAGGAACACCAGATGATTGGTTGGAGAAAAACCTTTACAGCAAACACTCTCGCCTTGGAATTACTTTGTTATTGTTAATAAATTTACTTTGTTTTTCGTGGTGGGGATTACTGACTTGGGGAATTCAAATGATATGGATTCCGTTTTGGGCTGCTGGTGTAGTCAATGGAATTGGTCACTATTGGGGGTATAGAAATGTTGAAACAAGAGAATCATCTAGAAATATTTTCCCTATTGGTTTTATTATTGGTGGCGAAGAGCTTCATAATAATCACCATACTGATGCTGGTTCTGCCAAGCTTAGTAGGAAATGGTTTGAGTTAGATATAGGTTGGTTCTACATTAAACTATTAGAAAAATTCAGATTAGCTAAACTAAGCGTTAAATGAAGAACCACATCCACAAGTAGATTTGGCATTTGGATTGCTAATTACAAATTGTGAATTAAATTTTTCTTCTTTATAGTCTAGTGTTGCACCTTGAAGATATTGAGATGATATCATATCAACAATTACTTTGACACCTTCATTTTCAAATACAAAATCATCTTCTGCAATTTCTATCACGAACTTTATTAATTGCACTTGCAGTTATCGTTAACATTTTTTCCTTTGTAATTGTTTATTGCTGCCTTAATAGCGTCTTCCGCAAGGATTGAACAATGAATCTTAACTGGCGGAAGGGCTAGCTCTTCGGCAATTTTGGAGTTTTTGATTGCTCCTGCTTGGTCGAGAGTTTTTCCTTTGACCCATTCCGTGACGAGCGAACTACTTGCAATAGCCGATCCGCAGCCATACGTTTTAAATTTTGCATCTGTAATAATACCTGTATCATGGTCAACCTTTATTTGTAATTTCATTACATCACCACAAGCTGGTGCACCAACCATACCAGTACCAACATTAATGTCGGCCGAGTCCAATTTACCCACATTGCGTGGGTTTTCATAGTGGTCTATAACTTTATCTGAGTATGCCATTTATTATTTATGTTGTTTTTCTATACGTTTAAATTCTTCATCTTCAGC